GCTAGAAAAATACAGATCCTAACCGTTGGAGAACAGCGTGCCAAGGTTATGGGTAAATCAAAAGTCGCTGCTATTTTTAAAAAGGGCAAAGATGCAATTAGACGAACTCACAATCGTAAATAAAATACAGAGAGCATTAAAAGAAAAATATCACAGTATCGGAGAGGCAATGATGGCCGGCACTGTTGACAATATGGAAAAATATAAGTATATGTTGGGACAAGCACATACGTGCATAACTATTTTACAGGAAATCTCTAACCTGCTAAACGAAAAGGAGCAAAAAGATGAAAAAGGAACAGTCATCAAACTCGACCCCAAAAGTTAAATATGCTTTGGCGGAAAAGTACGACAAAGAAAATAAAGAAAAAAATGATAAAGAAGTAGACGCATACGAGCGTTTAAAAACAAAAGAGTCATCTAAATTACCAGTGCCAACAGGTTGGCGAATGTTAATTTTACCTTTTAAGATGAGAGAGAAATCTAAAGGTGGAATTATATTTGGACAAGAGACTTTAGAAAAACAACAGGTTGGTTCTACATGTGGACTTGTATTAGCACAAGGTCCAGATTGTTATAACGATAAAGATAGATATCCAGAAGGTCCATGGTGTAAAAAAGGTGACTGGGTAATTTTTGCTCGTTATGCAGGATCAAGAATTCAAATTGACGGGGGTGAAGTACGTTTGCTAAATGACGATGAAGTACTAGCAACTATAGATAACCCCGAAGATATACTTCATCAATACTAAACATAGAAGGAGAACACTATGCCAGATACAGAAGATCTGAAACAAAAAGTTGAACTCGATACTTCAGGGCCAGCAATGGATGTTGATGTCCCTGAATCTTTTGAAGAAAACTTAATAGAAGAGAAAGAAGCTCAAGTTGAAGAGCCTACAGTAAGACCTGTGGTAGATGAAAAAAAACCAGAGGATAAAACTTACGAAAATGAAAGACAAACTAAATTAGAAAAGAAAGACGATACAGAATTAGAACAATACAGTGATAGCGTTCAAAAAAGAATTGCTAAGTTAACAAAAAAATGGAGAGAAGCAGAGCGTCAAAAAGATGAGGCTCTAACTTATGCTCAAAGTGTTTTAAAAAAACAAAAAGATGCTGAGAGTAAACTATCTAAATTGCAACCAGATTTTGTTGCTGTCACAGAAGAAAGTATCACATCAGGCGTAGCAGCCGCACAAGCTAAACTTGCAGCAGCTAGAGAAGCAAATGATCTAACAGCTGAAGCAGAAGCTTTAGCCGCTATATCTGAATTAGGATACAAAAAAGCTAAATTGGCTGAAACTAAAATAGCCCAAGAAGCTTTTGAAAAACAACAATCGGAGAAAAAACCTGAAGTTAATTTAAATAGACAAACAGCAGCTAGAGGAACGCCAGATCCAAAAGCCGAAGCATGGAGTGAAAAAAACTCTTGGTTTGGTAAGGATAATGCAATGACTTATACTGCATTTGATCTACATAAAACGTTAACTGAAGTAGAAGGTTATGATCCCTCAAGTGACGAATATTATGCTGAAATAGATAAAAGAATAAGACTTGAATTTCCGCATAAGTTTGCTAATAATAACGATACGGCTGAAAAAGAAACGACCAAGCCAGTACAGACAGTAGCTTCAGCGAAGCGAAGTACAAGATCAGGTCGCAAAACTGTGAGGCTCACACCATCGCAGGTCGCAATCGCTAAAAAATTAGGTGTGCCACTTGAAGAATATGCGAAACAATTAAACATCACGAAGGAGGCTTAAGCATATGGAAAATAAAATAGATAAAAAAACCTCTCGTGCGAGTCAAACTAGAGAAAAAACAGCTCATAAAAAAGTTTGGACTCCACCATCAGCATTAGATGCACCACCCGCGCCTACAGGTTTTAGGCACAGATGGATAAGAACTGAATCCTTAGGATTTCAAGACACAAAAAATGTGGCTGGAAGAATAAGATCAGGTTACGAGTTAGTGAGAGCTGACGAATATCCAGATTCAGACTTTCCAATCGTAGAAGACGGAAAATACAAAGGGGTGATCGGTGTTGGCGGCCTTGTGCTCGCAAGGGTACCTGAGGAGATCGCAAAGCAGAGACAAGAATACTATGCTAAACAACATGCGGATAAAGTTCAAGCCGCAGACAACGATCTGATGAAGGAAGAGCATCCAAGCATGCCTATCAATATTGATAGACAATCGCGTGTTACTTTTGGTGGCTCAAAGAAATCCTAATTAGGAATTCAAAACCATCGAGATAACATAAACCCGTACTGGAGGCCCGCAAGGGCAGGTACATTTAATAGGAGGCCTCTATGGCAAAAACAAACAAAGATGCTGCCTTTGGCTTAAGAGCTATCGGCAAAGTCGGTCAGAATAGAGACAACCAGGGTTTAGGGGAGTATAGTATATCATCTGGTGATACTACTAAAATCTTCTTCCAAGATGCGGTTTCAGCAACAGCGGCTGGTACAATTCACCAAGCTGCAGCTTCTGAAGCTTTTCTTCTTGGATCACTCAATGGTGTCTTTTACACTGATCCAACAACTAGTAAGCCTACGTTTGCTAATCACTATGAAGGTTCAATAGCCGCTAGTGATATTAAAGCTTTCGTGGCTGATGACCCGTATGAAAGATTTGAAATTCAGTCGAACAAAGCTACTGCGCACGCGCAGTCAGATGTGTTCAATAATTTCAACATCGAAGTAACGGCTGGAAATGCTGCTAACAATGTTTCTAAATCGGAACTAAATCACAGCACAGCTACTACTGGTACGGCTCAACTAAAAGTAACAGGTATCTCAACAGATGTTAACAACAATACAATTGGCGCAGCTAATTTGAACTTTGTTGTTATGATCAATGAGCACCTGTATAATGCTAAAAATAACGGTATATAATAGTTAGAATAGGAGAAAAAACATGGCTATATCACGAGGACAACTAGTTAAAGAACTAGAACCAGGCCTGAATGCACTATTCGGACTGGAATACAAACGTTATGAGAATCAGCATGCTGAGATATATGTAACAGAAACTTCAGACAGGGCGTTTGAAGAAGAAGTTATGTTATCCGGTTTCGCGCAAGCGGCAGTTAAACCAGAAGGTTCTGGCGTAGTTTTTGACAATGCTCAAGAAACTTACACAGCTAGATACACTATGGAAACTATCGCACTTGCATTCGCGATCACTGAAGAAGCGATCGAGGATAATTTGTATGATAGACTTGCGTCTAGATATACAAAAGCGTTAGCTAGATCCATGGCAAACACAAAACAAATCAAAGCAGTAGATCCGCTTATCCAAGGTTTACCAACTACGGATAATTTTGATTCTGGAGACGGTGTTTCTTTATTTAACACTGCTCACCCAACAATCGCGGGTACTGTTTCGAATACGTTAGCTGTACAAGCTGACTTGAACGAAACTTCATTAGAGCAATCTCTAATTGACATCGCAGCGTTTACAGACGAAAGAGGTCTAAAAATTGCTGCAAGAGGTGTTAAAATGATTGTTCCAAGTGAACTTCAATTCACTGCTGAAAGACTTATGAAGTCTCAAGGTAGAACGTCAACTGCTGATAATGACATTAACGCAATTGCGTCAATGGGAATGGTTCCACAAGGTTACAGAGTTAATAACTTCTTAACTGACACGGATGCGTTCTACATTATCACTGATGTGCCTAACGGTATGAAGTATTTCGAAAGAACTCCAATCAGAACAGCGATGGAAGGTGATTTCGATACTGGAAACGTAAGATACAAAGCTAGAGAAAGATACAGATTTGGTGTATCTGACTACAGAGGTATCTTTGGTGTTGAAGGTGCGTAATACTTAAAAAATTTGAGGCGGGCCACAATCCCGCCTCATTTTAAAGATAGAAAGAATAATGGCTAAAATTCTAGTAAATATCTGGGCATATAATCATCATGTTAAATTTATTGTTGACTGTGAAGACAGCTCAGCCTCACTAGAAAAAGCTATACTTGACAAGTTAGGAGAAAAAAGTATAGTTTGGGAAAATCTTGGAAACTCTTATAGTGACAAGATTAATAGAATAACCTATGAGGAGGTTATCAATGGAGAAGATGATGCAACACTTAAACGACCTCTACAAACAGAAGAGGGGTCTGGATCTTCAGTGGGAGCAAGAGCATCTTAAAGAGGGTAGATATACTCTCAATATGGTTAAGATAGATCGACAAGTTAGAGAAGTCTTAAGTCATATTAAAATGGCAGAGGCTCAAAAAGAGCATCTAGCTAATAAAGTTGAGGATGCAGCTCCACAAGTTTCTGTAGCTACTTAATAAAAAGCTACATCGTTGGAAAAAAACCACTCCACATTACAGGCTCTCTTGCACTCTACTAAAAACTAGTATATAAAAAACTCACTGTATATAATTAGTTTATGTAGACGCGTACAGTCGACGGCCTAGAGACTACATAAACGGAAACTAGGAGGATAATATCATGGCAAAAACAACCTTTGACGGACCAGTAAGATCTTTAAATGGATTTTTAGGAACAGGTCCTAATATGGCTCAATCTATCGGAGCAGGAACAATTGCTGATTCTGCAACTGATATAAATAAATACCAAGGTAAAGTAATAGAAATAGGAGACACAACTACTGTTTTTAATTTACCTGCAATTGTAGGAACTGCTGATTCTAATGTTTCAGGACCAGGTGGAGATCCGAACTCTGCAAACAATATCGGAATGAAATATGAGTTCATTATGATTGCAAACTTAACAAGTAGCAATACTTTTACTTTAAATGCGGGAACTGCAGCTGGTCACAGCTCAGCTGATGTATTTAGAGGGATGGCTATCTACAATAATACAGCTACTGATCCAGGAGCGGTGACAGCATTTAATGGAAGTGGAACAGATACTTTAACATTAACTGCAACTACTAAAGGTGGATTAATGGGAGCTCAAATTCAATGTAGAGCAATCTCTGCTTTAAATTGGCAAATAAGTGCACAATTGATTGGTAACGGTTCGTTTGCTAATCCGTGGAGCTAATAGTTAAATAATTTTGTGGGCCTTCGGGCCCACATAAAATTTTAAGGAGAAAATATAAATGACAACATTTGGATCATCACAAGATGGAGTGGCGACTAACGTAACTACAGAGACTAAAACTCTTCAAGTTGGTAGAACTAGAGTGTACGGAGTGCATGTATCTGGTCCTAACGTAGCTGGTGTTTTAGATATTAAAGATGGCTCAACGTCTAAAGTAAAATTAAA